GACTCACCCTTGAATAGCACATCGTAGGTGGAGGCGTTGTACAGTTGGGGCAGCAGCAGCGTGACTGACGGCACCCCAAAACCGGGCGCCCAGTTCACAAACTCGCCGGGGATCGCCATTGCAGCATTACCCGCAACATAGCGCTGGCGTTCGTGCCCCTGGGCAACATGCTCAGCCGAGGGCGACGCCCTCAACACCGTCCCGCTCGCAAACGCAAACGCGCCGCTCCCACGAATCACTGGCACTGGTACATCCGGCATCGGCGGAATCGGCACATCGACGCGCTCAATATTTGTGCCGTCGTCAAGATACATCGGCACACGCATCAACTGCTGGTCACCCCACAGAGCCACCGGGGCACCGGAGGCCTCGCGCAGGATGTCGGCGGCGGCTTCGGAGATCGGCAGCGCCGCAGCGCCCGCTGAAATCCCGGCAGTCAGCGTCGTCTCAAAACGGTCGATGTAGATGATGGCCATCAGATTTCCTCGGCGGTCAGTTCCCACCCGGCAACGGCTTGGCGCACGTCGTAATGCTCGGATAAGTCAGTAATCAGGACGGTCAGCTCGGGCACGTAGCACGCCGTGTAGCGGATGGCGCCGGCCACGGGCGTCAGGGTCAGCGTGTTGGCAGTCAGCACGCCCGGCGTACGCACCTCAAAGCCCGACGGCAGCACGGCAAACCCATAGGGCACCACGTCGGATCGGCGGGCAGTCGGCAGCGCCACCGCGTTACTGGCACCGGCGATGTGGCGCGGTGCCAGGCACTGGATCACGTGCGCCTGGTCCAGATCGAGCCCCTGCAGGGCCGGAAAGAACCGCGCCTCGCTCACGCTGATCGTCGTCTTGAGCCGGCGCCAGTTGCGCTGGGCGATCAGCCCTCCAGCCATGGTGCGAAGCCGGGCCACACCGCCAATCGGCACATAGGTCTGGGCGATCGAATCGCTACTGCCCACACTGATGGGGACGCCCCCAATCGTCAGCAGATTCACTTGATCCTCCCGTACTTCAGGGTTTCCATCCGGATGTGGCGGTCCATCGCCTGCGCCACGTCGGGCCGCGCCTGCACGTCAAAGCGGCGGCCATCGGGCATGGCCAAGGTCATCGGCTGTAGGGCCTCGGTAGTGCGCTCGGCAATGGCCGACGGGATGGCCAGGCCACCGACGAGGCCACCGGCGGCAAACCGGGGCAGGTTCATGCTGTTGAGCGCAGCCAGGGTGCTGGCGCCGTAGTGGCGCACGGCAGCCGCTTTCACGACGTATTCGCCGGGGCTGGTCCATGTGAGGATGTTGTCGCTGGTGTCATGGCCAGGGCCGGTCATCATGCCGCCGGCGGCACGGCGCTCGCCGTCCAGCGGGCCGGTGGCCACCGCCGATTGCGTCGCCGCAACACGCACCGCAAAGGTCGTATTCGCGAACGCCTGGCGCACGGCGTCGACAGCCGACTGCACCGAGGCGGTATCGATCTCGGCCTTCAGCTTGATCGCTTCGCCCTGGTTGATCTTGCCGATCTCGACAGACAGGCGCTGGATGCTGGCCACCATCGCCTCGTAGGTCGCCTTCTGCTCCTCAGCCGCGGCCGCAGCTTCGGCGCGCTGGGTCTGCAGAATGATTCCGGACTCGTCGCCGATGCGTTGCAGATTGGCAATCGCCTCCGCCCGCATAGCCTTTTGATCGACCCCATCGCCCGACAAACCACCCAGCTCGCCTGAAACTGACTTTTGCCGGTTTAAAAGCTCTTGCTGCTGTGTCCGGTCCCCATTGCGGGCTGCGGCACCTTCCTCTGACTTCAAGCGCTCCAGCTCTGCCCGCAGGCTGTCGGCCTGCTGGCCTGGCGTCATGTCCTTGCGCTTCAGGGCCTCGATGCTCGACGCGGTGTCGAGCCGGTTGGCCACGATCTGGCGGTCGAGCTGGATCACCTGCTGCGCGTAGTTGCGGTAGGCCGCCAGCGCATCGTTGGCCCTGCTGGCAATCTCTTGCTGCGAAGCGCGCAGGATCTCCAGACGGGCCTGGGCCGTGCTGCGCTCCACGTCCGCGACACGTCGCGCAGCGTTGCCTTGGGCGTCGGCGCTGGCCTCGGCGATGCGCTTCTTTTCCTTGGCCAGGTCGGTCGCGATCTGCTTCTCTTCGGTTGCAATCTCGCGAGCCCGGGCGCTATCTGGCGCCACGGTGGCCTTTTCGGCAGCCAGGGAGCGCAGCTGCGCCTGGGCTGCGCGATCGGCATCGATCCGGGCATTTGTCGCGACGCGACTCGCCGACACTTTGTCCGCTTCGATGATCTCGCGCTTCTGATCAGCCACCTTTTGCAGCATGGCGATCTGCACTGCCGCGCTTTGCTGGGCAGCCACGGCACCGCTACGGGCCTGCGCCACCTGGTCTGCAGATATCGCCTTGATGTCGTCGCGCAGCTCTGCCGTGATCCGGCTCATGTTCGTCGAGCCCTCCATCGCCATGCGGCTCTGCTCTGCCATCACGCTGAAGTACTTCGACGCCCGGTCTGCCCGTGCCTGCAAGCCGGCAACCTGGTCGCCCAGGGCCTTCTCTTCCGCCCGGGCACGATTCTCAACCAGCGTGGCCAGCTCGGCGCGCAGGGGCGCCGTACCGCCGCCAGGCGTACCCTTCAGGGCCTTGCTCAAGCGGCTGATCAGCCCGTCGAACTCAGCCGGCGTCTTCGTGCTGCCGATCAGGTTATCCAGCGCAACACGCACCTCGGCGTAGCTGGTCACCAAGTCGCCGTCAGCGGTCACGCTGTTGCGCACGAAGGCCTTGTAGAGCTTCTCGAAGGCGGCCAGCTTGTCGGCCTGGTCCTTGTCGATCAGGGCGAGATCCGAAGTCTTGGCCTTGTCGATGCCCAGATCGCCGCGTTCCTTCGTCAGGTTCTTGTTGGCTACCTCGGCACGGGTGCGCTTGAGGCCCTCCACCGCCGCCTCAGCCCGGGCGATGTCCGCCTTCAGGCTCTTGCCCAGCTCACCCTGCATGGCCTCAGCCGACAGCCCGGCATACTGCTCACGGGCCTTTTTGATGCCTTCCGTCAGCCCATCGATGGCGGCATCCCGGCTGGCTGCATTGAGCCGACCGCCGAAGTTCTCGACCTCGCGAACCATTCCGCCGAGTGAACCGGCTACATCGCTCTTGGCCTTCTTGGCGCCCGAACCCATACCCAGCCACAAAGCTGTGCCACCGGCTACGGCGAGCGCTGCAGCAACTGGCCAGGATGCGAGCACTGCAGGGATAGCCAAAAGTGCTGCACGCAGACCGCCTGCCGCTGCGACAGAACTCGTAGCCATACTCGCAAGACGGCCGGCAGCAAGGCCCGCACCGGCGACCATTGCACCGTTTGCCAGAGAGTTGAAGTTCGTCGCTAGATTGTTGATCGCACCCGCAACCTTCCGGCTCGACCCAGCCGCTTCATCAGCGCCACCCACATAGCGCTGGAATGCGCTTTGCACGTTGGTTACCGACTGACCGATGGTCAGCGGCAGCTGTGCGGCTTCACGCGTGATCGCCGGAATCTGCGAGCGCAAGGCCCCCAGCACCTTCGCGCTGCTCAACGCACCTTGCTCACCCATCTCCTTCAGCTTGCCCGTCGGCACGCCCAGACCATCGGCCAGCGCACGCGCCAGACGCGGGGCATTTTCGAGGATGGAGGTGAGCTCGTCGCCGTTCACAAGCCCCTTGCCGAGTGCTTGAGAAAACTGCTGCATGGCGCTCGTGCTTTCAGTCGCCGAGGCACCCGACAGCCGCAGGGTTTGCGACACCGCCTCGGCGATCTTCAGGCTCTCCAGCTGGGACATGCCGAGCGTGCGAACCGAGTCCGAAATGCGCAGGTAGAACTGCGAGATGTCGGCCAGGCCGGCACCGTTACGCTGGGCGATCGCGTAAAGCTCACGCTGGGCAGTGCTCAGCTCCTGGCTCGACCGCGTAGCCAGGCGCAGTCGGGCATTGATCGACGTGTATGCATCGATCACCCGCACCAGGTCACCCACACCCTGCATGCTCACCACTGCCAGCGCGGCATTCCGCGCCTGGGCAAGCTGCTGGCTGATTGACGTCAGTCCCGCCCGGGTAGCGCCGAGGTTGGGGTTTGTGGCGGCAGTTGCCGGCTCCTGCACCTGGCGCCGGGCGAAGGCATTGATACGGTCCTGCGAGGCCAACTGCGCGGCAGCATATTGACGAGACCAAGCGGCCGCAGCGGCCTGGTTGTCGGCCAGCCTCTTAGCCGCAGCAGTGGCCTCATCGAAGCCCCGGCGCTCTGCCTGCAGATGAGCCTGGGCTGCGGCGGCCATCTGTGCCCGGGTCGCCAGCACGATTGCCGCCAGGCGTTGCTCCTCGGCCGCCTCGGCACGCTTGGCAGCGATCGACCGGGCCGTGGCAGCCTGCTGATCAGCTGCCGCCTTGATCTGCTGTTGGGTAGTGCTGATCGCCGAGGCGTTGTCGCGCAAGCCTTGCTGTTGCCGCGTGGCTGCATCGCGGGCGGCCAGGTAGGCGTCCTTCAGCTTTCCTGCCGATGTGGCGGCAGCCTGGAAGTCGGCAATCTGGCGCTTCGTCGGCGGCCCCATGGCGCCCAAATCGGCAGCGAGACCCTTTACCTTGGCCTGCGCATCTGCCCACGCCTGGCTCGCACCGGCCACACCTTCGCGCATGGCAGCATAGGTGCGCAGGGCTGCCCCACGGCTCTTCTCCAGGCTGGCCAGCAGGCTCGCCGGATCACCGGTGAGGCGGAATTGCAGCTCGGTATTGCGCGTGGCCATGGGGTGGTTCCGGTGGGCTATAGTCCGTGCATGGACTTTCTGATCTTGGGTTTGCTGCTACTTCCGTGGGCGCTGTTCCAAGGCGCCCTATGGGCTTGGGTGGCTGTTGCAGCCTGCCTGGTTGCACCGCTCGTTGCTGTTGTTGTGGGGCCAATCTTCCGGCCCCACCGCTAACGTTTCCTGCTCGCTTCTTTCATCGCCTGCACAAACATCCGCCAGGGATAACGCCAGGCATCCGCGTGGCCAGCGACGCGGATCAAACTGCTGACTGCGCGCTCGAGCTCCCCGACAGGGTCGCCGTCACCGTCGTCAGAATGCCGGCGCGCAGTGCGAAAAAATCGCTGTTGATCACCCGTGCTGCATCGAGCACCTGGCGCAGGTGCGACGGCGCCAAGTCATCAATCTGCGCCATCGTCAGGCTCGACATCCGCGGGATGTCCGTCAGCGTCACGTCCTTCAGCAGCATCACATCCACCACATCGACACCGACTTCCACCTGCGCTTCTTTCAACCAGGTGCGAATCTCCCCCACCGTCAGCTCCCTGACAGTGACAGCGAGAGGGGCATCGCCCCCCTCGCCGAGCACCACGGTGCGGGTCACGGCGAGGCCGGTCATGCCGGTGCGCCCAGGTAGGTCATGCGGCCGAACGGCCCGAACTCGGCATCGTTCATCTTGGCGGTGTCGGCCAGCAGACTGATGGTCACCTTCGGCGCAGCAACCTCATCGCCGATCAGGTCCAGCTTGTCCGCCGGGCTGAACTTGGCACGCCAGAACTCATACAGCGCACGCTGATTCGTGGCTTTAGAAATGCCCTCGAAGCGCAGCACGTACTCTTCCGAGTCGGCAGTGAGCAGCGTTGCGCGCGACTGGGCGCCGTAGCTGTAGTCGGCCTTGATCGGTGCCACAAACGGGCCGCCCGTCGTCACGTCGAGCACATCCGCGCTGCCAAACAGCCCACCGTCGCGCAGCGTGTAGTTGGTGCCGGCGGTCAGCGTCTTGGGGGTGCCGGCAGTCGAATCCTTGATCACCACGCTCGACACCACGCCGCGCTTGAACGTCAGCAGACTGCCGACGGTAGGCACCACGGTCGACACCACCTCGGCCGTCGCCGTCGAAGCGGAAACGTCATTCACCTTGGCGCTGAAAAGCAGCTTCGCGTTATCGGTGTTCACGTTCTCCATTTCGGCGTCGATCTTGCCGGACTTCTTTTTCGTCCAGCTGGCATCGAGCAGGGTCTGGGAGCTCTCGCTCTCGTAGTGCTCGCCCAGCTCCACAGCCAAGCCGAAGCTGAACGACTTCAGGTTCGACAAGGGCATGAAGAGCCCCGGCACGCCGTTTGTGAGCTTGGCGGCGAAGGCCGAACCCCGGCCGACGATGTACTGTTTGACTGCCATGTTTCGGGCTCCTCGTTACTCGGCCGCAACGGCCGGGGTGGGGGTGGGTTCAACCTGCACGGCGGCCTTGATGCCGATCAGCCAGACGGCCGCATCCGCATCCAGCTTGTGCAGTGCCAGGTTCAAGCGGGCGCCAGCGGGGTACTCCCGGCCGGCATGCTCATGTGGCGCCAGCAGCTCGATCTCCTCGAGCGGCTTCGGCGCGGTGTCTTTGGGGGGCATTGCGATCCTCCTGCGGGTTACGCCCAGGGCTCATCCCGGGACGAATAAAAAGTGGTCAAAAAGTCGTCCTGCCACCACAGCAGGCCAGCGCTGAACTTGAGCAGCCGCCCACGCATGAAAATCAATGGCTCACCGCCGGCAAAGGGCTCCCAGCCGATCAGCTGCTTGAGCACCGGCCGGCGCACATCCTTCAGCGCCGCCGTGGCCGCCGCGCCCGACGCATCCCGCACATTGCGCACGCACTGGATCACCCCATAGAGCCGGGTGATCTTCTGGATGCTGTCGGATGTGAAAGGGGGTTTCGCATTGCTGTCCTCGCCGAGCATCAGTACAAACGCGCTGGGCGTGGGCGGGGCCGTGTCTTCGGCCGCGCCGAACTCGGCAGCACCGCCGACCAGGCGGAACAGCCCGGTGTCGGACAAGCGAGTGATGAGGGATGCGCCGTCCATGATCAGTAGCCGGACAGCAGTTCGTCGGAGAACACACGGGCGGGGCTGCGCACCTGCACCGTGCCGGAAACCGGCGTCACCGTTGCCGGGTCGATGCCCAGCGAGAGGCGGCCGGCGCTGATGTCCTTGAGCCGCGCAATCGCATCCTCGTAGCGCTGACGCACGATCTCCGTCACCGCATCGTCGTAGAGCCGGTAGCGCGCGATGTCGCACGCAATCGGCACCAGCACGGGCGGCACGGGCTCGGGCAGCGGGAGGGTGTAACGGGCGCCGATAACGCCGTCGATCTCGGCATCGGCATCGGCGATGGCCCGGTCGAGCACTGCATCGACAATCGCGCCGGTGTATGGCGCGAACTTGTCGGTGCGCTGGATCAGCTCGTCGGCGCCGAAACGGTCAGTGAGGAGGGTGCGAGTGGTGTAGGGCATGACCCGATCTTCGCGCGGGCGCGAGATCGGGCTGGAGGGGATGATCATCCCTGGGAGAGCCTATGTGCTGGGCCGTGTTATCGTCAAGCGTAGATCTACGCCTCGGGTCCGCCGCCTCAGTCAGAGAGGTGAATCGACGACACCCATCATCTATCCTGATATTTTTTGTTGTAGGGGCAGCTATGACTGAAATTCAATTGAGGCGGTCTGTCGGCGACGGCCACAGTCCGCCGCACAAAGTCGGCGCCGGACTGTGGCACCCAAACACGCCGGAGAACCGCAAAACGCTAGAAACCGTGCGGGACGCGGGAAACGAGACATTTGGTGACGGCACGCATTGGATCGTTGAGCGTCAGGCATGACCGGGCTGATCGTACGCGGCGGGGATTGGATTACGCCGTAATCCCCGCCGCGCTCACAAACAGCGCATCAATCTGCTCGGGCGACATCCCCAGCGCCGCAGCCATCGCCAGCACCGTCGGACTATCCCTGCGAAAATCCTGCGCGTCCTGCCACGCCAGGCGTGCCAGCGCGGGAGCATCAGGGCTGACCATCATCGCCTCCACCGCACCCAAAAGGCCGGCCAGATGCAGTGCCGCACGGGCCTGAAATCGGGTCACCACATCCGGCACCGCAGCCGCAGGGGGCGTGGATGCCACAACCTCCCAACGGTCTCCGCGCCAGATCGCCGAGGCCAGCGCTGGATCAAACGCGGGCGGCGTGACCGCTGTTTCGCCCATCCAGTCCGCCTTCGCCACAGCGTTAATCAGCTCGCCCGTCGATGGGCTATAAAAATAGCGCTTCATGCCTTTGTTACTCCCAGTGAGATCATTAGATTGCGGCTGTCTGCCCATTGCGCGTGTCCGCGCCAGGCAGCCAGAAATTGATTCCGTGCCAGCCAGTCACCGCACCTTGCCAGCTCGGACAGTTTGTACTTGGCTCGCGTCACGCTGGATCGGCGTAGCAGCTTGTGCGTCGGCCAGATCCGGTATCCACAGAAGTTCACCCCGCGATGCCAGGGCTGGACGCTCCAGTGAGAAAAGCGCAGCCCAAGGGCGCTGCGAGCAAACTGCTCAGCCATGACCTGCAGCAGCGCCATTGCTTCGCGACTACGCCCCACAACCACCACGTCATCCATGTAGCGCACAAATCCGCTGATGCCGACCTGGTGCGCAAGCCATCGGTCGAAGGCGTGCCCATAAAGATTCGCAGCCAGCTGACTGGTGAGGTTGCCGATAGGCAACCCGCGGCCCGTCGGCGGGACAAAGGTTTCGATCAGCGCCAGCGTCCTGCTGCAACTGATCTTGCGGTGAAACTCACGGTTCAGCACCTCAAGATCGACGCTTGCGAAATACTTCGAGAAATCAGTCTTGAGAACCCATGGGCTGCCGCCATCCCGAATGACCTGGCGCAGCAGCGCCTGCACCTTGATTGCGGCCATGTGCGTACCGCGCCCGCGCCGGCAGGCACAACTCTGCGGCATGAAGACCTGATCAAATATCGGCTCAATGACATTGCACAGCGCGTGCTGCGCAACACGATCAATAAACGGGAGTGCAGAAATCTCGCGGGGCTTCGGCTCAAAAACCATGAACTTGCGTGGCTCTCCGGGATGGTAGCTGCCATCCGAAATCGCTCCAGCCAGATAAGTCAGGTTGGCGGCGTCACTTTGCCGAAAAAGCAGATAGCCGAGCGTTCCGCGCTTGCCGCGTGCGGCCTTTCTATAGGCGCTCCAAAGGTTGTCCGGCGCAACGATGTGCTCGAAGAGATGCTTGTGCTTTTTTCCCATTGCAGTCGGCGCGGCTTTCGGGCGTTGCCGCCGTACTCGCCGTTCTCCGAACCTCGTAACGTATTTGCCGAAGCCGGCCGGGCGGGGCTGACCACAAAACTGACGGTCGCCCGACGACGCCGTAGCAGCGCCGGGTACAAAAGCCGTTGATTTCATCCTCACCGCGGGCCCGCAACGAAATGTTCCAATTCGAGTTCCACGGATAGTTGTTCCAGTTGGAACACCGGGAGCCGGAGTTGGCGCCGTTGTTGCGGTTGCCACTTAGCCCCCACCCGACCGCTTTTGCACCGACCGAATCCAAGCCCCAAGCATGGCGCCCGTCTCTGCGAGATGGACAGATGCCACCTCACATTGACGACGCGACACCAACTTACGGTCAGGTCCTGCCGAAAAGCGCAAAAGCTCTTTGAGATAGGCCAGGCCC